ATTTGATATCACATGAACAAAGAAATAAATTTATAACTAACCTAACACTAGATTTGAAAGGTAATACACTTGTTCTTTATAGTAGAGTAGAAGCACATGGTGCAGTACTATATGAAAAGATAAATAATAACAAACGAATTGACCGTAAAGTATTTTTTGTTCATGGTGGAGTGGATGCCGAACAAAGAGAATTAATTCGTGAAATCACTGAAAAGGAGAATAATGCAGTCATCGTTGCCTCCTATGGAACATTTTCTACTGGCATCAATATTAAAAATCTCCATAACGTTATCTTTGCCTCACCGTCAAAATCACGAATTAGAAATCTCCAAAGCATTGGACGAGTTCTTAGAAAAGGTAATAACAAAGTAAAGGCAACTTTATATGATATATCAGATGACTGTACTCATAACTCTAGAAAAAATTACACATTAAATCACTTTATAGAAAGAATTAAAATCTACAATGAAGAAAATTTTAACTATGAAATAATCACAGTGCAACTTAAGAAAGATGGGAATTGAAGACGACTTTTATGCAACAATAAAACTTAAATCTGGAGAAGAGGTCTTCGCACGGGTTGCCGCTTCGGAAGAAGAAGATAGAACTATGTTAATTATACATTCTCCTGTTACTTTTAGTGAAATAAAAAATAAAGGTGGACTAGTAGGATATAAAGTTGAACCTTGGTTAAAAACTACAAGAGAAGATATGTTTATAATTAATATGGATAATGTTATAACTCTTTCTGAATCAGGTGATATGGAAATGATTGTAATGTATCAACATTTTCTTAGAGATTCTCAAAGAGAAATTCAACATCAACATAAACTTAATAGAAGAATGGGATATATTTCTAATGTAAATGATGCTAAAGAAAATTTAGAAAAAATATTTAAATTAGAAAGTCCTGAAAATACATCTAGCTAAGACCAACCCTTGAACCTCCACAAAGGTATTCTATTATCATTTATGTACCTTGTCAAGTTTGTGTGGAAGTGTTATAATATCTACATAATAGTGATAAAGACTTATGGCAATAATTAAACCTATGGCAAAAAGAAAAAGATCTGAACACTATGTTAACAATAAAGAGTTTTTAGCTGCATTAATTAAATATCAAGAAGATATAGAAATAGCACGACTGCAAGATAAAACCAAACCAGTTATACCAAGGTACATAGGTGAGTGTTTCTTAAAGATTGCAAATCATTTATCATTTAAACCAAACTTTGTTAATTATATGTTCAAGGAGGACATGATCTCTGATGGAATCGAAAATTGCGTTCAGTACATACACAACTTTAATCCTGAGAAATCCAAGAATCCTTTTGCTTACTTTACACAGATTATACATTATGCATTTCTCCGCAGAATACAAAGGGAGAAACGTCAGTTAGAAATTAAGAATAAGATTATTGAGAAGTCTGGTTATCAAGAAGTTTTTAATGATGATAATAAGATTGACGGATCTAATTTTGCAGACTATAATTCAATCAAAGATGCGGTGCATTCTAAATTGCGTAATTAATGAAAGTTGCCATCATAACTGATCAGCACTTTGGAGCACGAAAAAATTCTAAACTTTTTCATGATTATTTTCTAAAGTTTTATAATAATATTTTCTTTCCTTTCTTAGAAAGGTCAGGAATTACTACGATTATTGATATGGGAGATACCTTTGATAATCGTACAGGTATTAATTTTAATGCACTAGCATGGGCTAAAGATAATTATTATGATAGATTAAAAGATATGGGCATTACTGTCCATACAATAGTTGGTAATCACACAGCATATTATAAGAATACGAATGAGATAAATGCAGTAGATCTTTTACTGAGAGAATATGATAATGTAAAAATATATTCAGAAACAACTTCTATAGAAGTGGGTGGTTGTAATATTCTTCTTGTACCTTGGATTAATAAGGAGAATGAAGAGATGAGTGTGGCAATGATTAATAAGTCAAGAGCACCTGTGTGTATGGGACATCTTGAGTTGAATGGATTTAGAGCAACTCCAGGTCATATGATGGAACATGGAATGAACTGGGATATATTTAAGAAATTTGAAAAGACATTCTCTGGTCATTATCATTGTAGATCAAATGAAGAAAATGTTTATTATCTTGGTAATCCATATGAGATGTTCTGGAATGATGTGAATGATCCCAATAGAGGTTTTCATTTATTTGATACAGAGACACTAGAACATACTCCTATCAATAATCCATACAGACTTCATCATTTGGTTTATTATAATGATACTGATTATCAGTTATTTGATGCAAGAGAATTAGAAAATAAAATCGTAAAAGTCATTGTTAAACAAAAATCAAATACCACTCAGTTTGAAAAGTTTATTGATAAACTATATGCAACTAATGTGGCAGAATTAAAAATTGTAGAAAATTTTCAAATTCAAGAAGCAACAGATTTTGAAGCATTTGAATCAGAAGATACAATCTCAGTTCTTAATAGGTATATTGAGGAAGCAGAAATTAAACTTGATAAATCTAAAGTACAAAAGATGGTACAAAACATTTATCAAGAAGCATGTGAGTTGATTTAATGTTTATATTAACTATACATGGAAAAGAAACAGAAGGTGCTTATTCAGTGCAAGATGATGAAGGAGAACATATCCTTTATCTCTTTGAACAAGAGGATGATGCTGTCCGATATGCTATGATGCTTGAAGATAGTGGAAGTCCTAAAATGCATGTTATTGAAGTGGATGATGAGGTTATGATCAAGACTTGCGAGTCTCATGATTATAACTATGCAGTTATTACTCCTAATGACATCGTAGTTCCTCCATCTACTAAACATGATTACATTTGAAAAAATACGGTGGAAGAATTTTCTATCTACTGGCAACCAATTTACTGAAATTAATTTAGCACTTGATAGTGAAGCTAAGTTTTCTAAAAATTCTACTACATTAATAGTAGGAACAAATGGTGCTGGAAAAAGTACTATATTGGATGCACTTACATTTAGCTTGTTTAATAAACCATTTCGTAAGATTAGTAAAGGGCAGTTAGTTAATACAGTTAATGAAAAGGATTGTAGAGTTGAGGTAGAGTTTTCTATAGGACCTACTAGTTGGAAAGTTGCTAGGGGTATTAAACCAAATACATTTGAGATATGGAGAGATGGTAATTTATTAGATCAGTCTGCTTCTGCAAATGATCAACAAAAGTGGTTAGAACTTAATGTTCTTAAGATGAACTATAAGTCATTTACTCAAATTGTTATTTTGGGTAGTAGTGCTTTTGTTCCATTCATGCAATTAACTGCATCTAATCGTAGAGAAGTGATTGAGGATCTTTTAGATATTAAAATTTTCTCTTCAATGAATGGTTTGATAAAAGATAAGATTAGGTTAGTTAGGGAAGAAATCAAGACATATCAATTAAAGAAAGAGTCATTGAGTGATAAAGTAGAGATGCAAGAAAATTTTATTAATGAATTAGAAGAGCAGGGAAAGGTAAGAATAAATGATGATTATGGTAAGATCAAAACATTAAATATAGAAGTTGATACACACATAGAACGTAACGAATTGATACAAGGTGATGTTGATGAACTACTTAAAGAACAAGAAACAGTAACTGGTGCTACAGAAAAATTGAGGGAGTTAGGAACTCTGAAAGGTAAGATTTCTAATAAGGTAACAACCATTACCAAGGAGCATAAGTTCTTTACAAACAATACTGTTTGCCCTACCTGTACACAATCTATAGATGAGTCCTTCAGAATAAATAAAATTAACGACGCTCAAACTAAAGCAAAGGAGTTGCAATCTGGTTATAAAGAACTAGAAGAAGCAATTAAAGAGGAAGAAGAGCGAGAGCGTCACTTTACCCACTTATCTAAGGAGATTACTAAACTCACACATGGCATTTCTAAAAACAATACTAGGATTTCTGGATGTCAACAGCAGATCAGAGATCTTGAATCGGAAATTCAAAAACTTACCGAACAACTTGCAGATAGAAATACTGAGCATGAGAAGTTAACCACCTTTAAGGACAAACTAAAAACTACATACGACGAATTATCAACTAGGAAGGACACCATAAGCTATTATGATTTTGCATATAGCTTACTTAGAGACGGTGGAGTGAAGACCAAAATCATTAAGAAGTATCTACCGCTGATAAATCAGCAAGTCAATCGATACCTTCAAAAGATGGACTTCTACATAAACTTCACACTTGATGAGGAATTTAACGAAACCGTTCAGTCCCCAATCCATGAAGATTTTTCTTATGCTTCTTTCTCTGAAGGAGAGAAGATGAGAATTGACCTAGCACTCCTTTTTACATGGAGAGAAGTTGCTAGAATGAAAAACTCTGTTAATACCAATCTTCTTATAATGGATGAGGTGTTTGACAGTTCTTTGGATGGTATGGGAACCGATGAGTTTTGAAGATTATTCGTTATGTGATTAAGGACACTAATATTTTTGTCATATCCCACAAACCAGAAATGCATGAAAAGTTTGAGAGTATGATAAGATTTGAGAAAATAAAAGGATTTAGTAGGATGGTTGAGCAATGAATGTACCCAATTGGATTCATCACTCCAGAAAGGAGAAAAAAAGAAAACTTAAACCACAAGCTTTACGTCAAGCAAAAGAAAGACTTCAATCGCTTAAAAGAAAACTTAT